ATGTCTGGCGGTAGACAAGTCAGCTTTGCAAATTTCATTTGTAAGTTTGGTGAGAAGAATCTCCTCGATGTAGCGGAGGACATCGTTATTCCTGCCTTCCTCGATTGCGACAAATTGAAACCGAGGAGTTACAGTGATACTCGATACTTCTTCTATCAGACTCAGTTGCTGAACTTGGGAAGTCGCAGGAGCCCGGTGTTGGCGATTGCTGGTAGGTTTATCAAGGATACTACTCTGCGAAGCGAGCAAGTTTTCGAAAACGGCCGTGGCTTGGTGAGAAAGGTTGGTTCGCTCGATTCCGCTCCATCAGCAATCTTTGTATTATTGTTGAATTCCCATAAGATTATATATTGCCCGGAAACTGCGCACAGCCCTTCAATTTCCAGTTTTCGAAGCACCGCTTATAATTATATCCGCCAGAGTCAAAACAAATTTATTCAAGAAGAATATGATCGGCGGGTCGAGATTCGTAATCTGGCGATCGAAGGTGGTGATGATTCGATTGAGCGTGTAACTAAGAAAAAGCTTTGGGAGGAATTCCCTCTTTCTACGTTAGACGTTGTTCCAATTCCAAGCGCATTGAGTCTTTCCGAATTTGTTAAGCGGTATAGGCAGTTGTCGTCGATTTCGTTGCGTGTTCTGCAAACGAACAGTGAGTTGGATAATTCCAAACTCTTGGAGGCCATTCGTACAACTGGTGGTCAGCTTGGTGCAAAGAATTCGCAGATCACCCATTCTGCTGGTGATAATCGTACCTTGGATACAAACGAGGCTGTTGTTCAGCTTCGTGCAGTTGCAATGGATGGTAACGTCGATGTTAGGCTATCAGGAAAAGATTCGTCCGGGAATAAATTAATTGGCAACAATGAGGAATTCAGATTGCGAGTAGAAACGGACGGGGTGTCAAGGGACGTGTCGCAAGCTGCTCTGCAACTCAATAATGTTTTGAATCAAGAGATTCGGAGAAGCAATATACGGATCGCCCAGGATGCCGACCCCCTGCAGACTGAGGTCGCGGTGAGGCGGATCGCGAGAAAATTTGATGTCTAATCAAAAATTCGTGTTCAGAAGAGAGGATCTACTAAAAGAGCATTCTCTCTTCGACGTTTACAGGATCGCTCGACTAACTCCAGCCAATGGATTTAATGTCGCGGTAACGGTTGTGGTTTTCTTTGTGTGTGTAGCTTATTGCGTTAGGTCGGGGGCGGATCAATCGACTGTCCTGAGTCTATTGCGGCAGACTACGACGGATGCAATCGCGTTTTCGGCAAGCATACTTGGGTTCTTAGTGGCAGGTTTTACGATATGCGTGTCTACTAAGTCCGAAATATTTTTCTTAATGGCGAAGCATGAAAGAGAGGATACGGGGGTAAGCTATCTAAAATATAATCTCTCGATATTTCTTCTCGTGTTCATTCACTACTTGGCGTTCACGATACTTTGTGTCTCGATTAGGATATTCTTTGCGAGTGGTGGCCCAGGTGCTATTTTTTTGCATGATCTCCCCATAGACGGGGAGGTACAGAGGCTTGTTAAGGCGAGTGGCATTGCGGTAGTTTTTATTGGTTTTGTGTCTTGGTTCTTTTATATTTTGATGTTGCTTAAATCTTTTATATTCAATGTCTATCACATCGTGATGACGGGAATTGCTATGACCATCGACGACTGACGGCACTTCTTGGTATGCGGGCGATAGGTTGAAATCCACGCACGGTCATTAAGGATCGAGATTGAAGTGAAGAAAACGGCGCCGAAGCGCCGTTTTTTATGCCGACATGGGTTTCGATAAAACGCGCAGATGCCCACTACCAATCAAGAAATTTCTATACGATCGGATTGCGATTTCCCACACTGCACGCGTCACGTCCGGTCCTGCCTCCACGATTTTTCCGTTCTGGTCGACGACGGCGAGCGTCGCGGGGTTGCCGTCCGGCGTCACGATGCTGAGCCCCTGAAAGCTGACGGCGCTGATCGTGCTCGAAATCGCTGCTGCAATCTGCGTGTCGGCAGTCGGAGCTTCACGTTTCGATTGTTGTTTCGTCATAGCGTGGTCCTCAGTGTCAGGCGTACTGTGTCATCAACATTTCGGGGAGCGACTTCGGCGGCCAGCGCTCAGCCACCTCCGCGAGCGTTCCATCGAAGATTTCGCCGGTGCGGCGGTCATGCTCGTCAACAACAGCAAATCCAACGCGGGTTGTCGGCGGCAGTTCGCCGAATTCGGCCGGCTCGTCGTTCCAATCGAGGGTGTCGTCTGCGGAAATTCCGGAACCGCACTTGCCGTCGTCTGCAAGTAGTTGGTCCCATGACAGAGCTACGAAAATTTCGGATTCCTCTCCGATCCAAAAAAATCGAATGTGTTGATGTTCCATAAATTCCTCTATACAAGTAGTGGTCGAACCTGACCGGTCTTTAGGTTGATGAATGCGCCGCACCACGTAAGGCGCGCATGCCGGAAAAACTCCCACAGGATCGCGAGCCCCTGCGTGACGACGGCCTGGTTGATGAACAACTCCTGCTGCTCAAGCGCTTCGGCGAGGCTGCAACTCGGCGTGTCGTCCTCGGGTATCGATGTGTCGGTCAGCTCGGGCAGCACGTCGTAGGGCCAGCGCAGCGGCATACTTCCGGCGGCATTCTTGGTATTGCCCGTCACCTTTTTGTGCGCGCCGAACAGCACCTGTGCATCGCTCGCTCGGTTGCCGAGGTCCATCACGTAGCAATTCGATGCGCGCAGGGTCGGCTCAAGCTTTGCGCGAGCGGCCGCGCTGTCCACGCACATGATCGTGAGGGAGGGCGCGCCGCGCACAAGCTCGTCCGGGCCCGCGTGCACGGGCCGACCGCACCAGTCGATCCCGAAAAAGGCGTTGAGCCGGTGAACGAGTACGACGCTTTTGTGCAGTCCGACGTCGGCGGGACTGAACATTTGCCGGCCGACGTTCGCGCTACTGATCGTGTCGGCGTCGAACGCGGTAACGTGCAGGCCGGGATGGCCGAGCTCGACGAGCGCATGATTGAGGCGCGCGAGCCCCGTCAGCATCTGCGAGCCAGTGCCGCCGCATCCGATCAGTGCAACCGTAACGCGCCGATCGCTGAGAAAGCGGGCCGGTGTCGTGTGATACGTCATACCGTCCTCCACCATGGCGCACCGACGTCACGCCCGATCAGCGCAGCGCATTCGGTGATCGCGCGGCGCGTCGCACGCGCACGCTCCACCTGCTGTGCGACGGCATCGTGCCGCAGATCGATGTCGTCGTGGGTGAAGTGGCGGAACGCACCTGCGCCTGCATGCGCGGTCACGTAATCAGCGAAGTGCGTCACGTCGATGCGGGCCGCGCTCGACAGCTCGAACGCGTCGGAGGGCGAGCCGATAGAATCGAACGCGCGCCAGGCGGCGGTTGCGTGCGGTCTGACGTGGATTGCGGTGCAGTCGCGGACAGTGTGGCGCTTCGCTTCCCACCCTGCGCCGCGCGCGGCGAGTTCGAGCATGTCGAGTTGGTTCACGCAGCGTTCTCCGTCGACGGGAAAAATGCCTGTACCGGCACGCGCAGCGTGATCATCTTGCCGAGTGCGCACAGGCGGAACGCAACGCTCGGATTGGCCGTGCCAACGCCGCCGATAACGCCGGCGATCTTCACTTCGCCGGCATCGTCTGCGTCGTCGGTCGCGCTGAATCCTGCCGGGCCGGTGCCGTGGCTGTGAAGGTCGAACGCGAGGCTCTCGTCGTCGGCGAGTGTCGGGCGATTGATAGTGATCGCGGTCGGCGTGGAGCTGGTCACTTCGACTTCGCGGTACACCAGTTCCTTGCTCGTCTCGTTCCAGACGATCCATGCGGCATGCTCGTTCGGCGCGGCGCCGGCGGCGTCGGTTGCGAACCGGCGAAGGTGCGGCTCGGCGGCGCTGATGCGCCCGAACGCGAATTCAATTTTTGTGTCGATCGAGCCGTACGGCGGACGCGGGCCGGCGCCTTCGATCGACGCGACCGGTTGAATCAGGTGCAGCCACGGGCGGCGGATCTCGACGAACAGGCCTTCGGCCGCGAGCAGGAAGCGGTGGCCGACGTCGAGCAGCGGCGCGAATTCAGCGTGACGCGGCACAGCGGCCACCGGCGCGCTGTCGAACAGCGCATTGTCAAGCGCGATGTTTTCGTCGTCGGCCCGCGCAGCGAGCGCGCGGCGCTGGCCGGCCGTGACTTCGTCGGCGACGGCGCGCGTGAACGTCGACAGCGCCTTGCCGAGCTGCTCGAGTACGGCGCCAGTGGCGGTTTCGAATTCGGCTTTGATGGTTTCGATTTTGCTCATGACGATTAACTCCGTTGCGTGATTTTTTTAATGGCGGCGGCGACGGTCATTTCGCTGCTGACGAGCCGCTCGGTGGGAAATTCGGCACCATCGAGTAGATCGACCCAGAGATCGGCGGCACTGCCCCCGTTGATCAGCTTCGTGGCATTCGGGTGCGTGAATCGGCTACGAAAAAATTCATCGGCTTCGTATCGTTCGATTTCTGCCGGCGTGGGGTTGGCTGCAATGTCGACATTGCCGGTGCAAATCTGGCCACCCTGACTCACGTTGAAGTAGGGCGCTTGATAGACCTGCGTGTCAGGCGTCGGCCTGCAGTTCTCTGCGAGCGCGAACACATAGCGTGCTTCCCCCCGGGCAATGAACAACAGTGCGGGGTGGTGCGTGATCGCTGAACGCTCGCCGATCGGGGGACTGGCTGAAAACCAGACCTGACGCTGCGCGGCCGGCGTCCACCAGGCGACGACGCTAGGGGCGGTGAAAATCGCCCGCTCGTGAATGAATCCTTCATGCCCGAGCTGCTTCGATGCCGCGGCGACGAATTCGGCTAATTGCGAGCGTGTGATCGGTGTGCCGGCCATCAGCGTCGGCACGCCGTCGACCACGCGGGCCGAGTGCTTCGTGACGTAGACCTGGCTTTCGAGTGCGTTCTTGTAAATCAGCAGCGCGGAGTGCAGGTCGAGTGAAACGTCGCCGTTTCCGTAAATATCAACGCGGCTCATACACGCACCTGTACCTTGACGGGTTCGCCGTCGATATCCGATCCATCGGGCGTCGATATCAGCATGACCAAGTTCGAAACGGTCTTGGCCAGCGTCGCGGTGTTGCGCATGCGATCGAGCCACGTTCCGAGAGTGCGGCCATTCGTAGAAATGTGGAGTGCTGCGCACGATTCAGGGTCGCCGCACTGCATTTCGCCTTGCCAAAAATCGTCAAGAATGCGTCCGAGGCCGTCGCCCTGATCCCAGGCGAGGATCAGTGAATAGTCCAGGCAGTATTCGCTCGTATCCTTCAGGTCGACGCGGGCAAACGGGCCGCCGGTGGTGATCGTCCGGTGGATCGCGTCGCACGCGTCGATGGCAGCCCATGCGATGAGATTTGTGTCGTAATACCGACGCACCTCGGATGCATCAAGTGCGCGCTTGGGCGCTATTGCCCAAGCTGGCGCGCTCGCGAAAAACTCGGCGCGCCGCGGAACGTCGATGTGGTCGAGGAATTCCTGATCGGGCAGCCACGGGTCGCCCGGTGCGGTATTCATGTCGCGAAGTTCCGGGAGCGCGGCAACCTCGTCTTTGTTGCTGTGCCAGTACATGTATTCGGCTAGGCTCATTGCCTCAGGTGGCGTGCACACGGACGGCAAGTAGTGGCGGCACGCCTCGTATAGAACCGCAAGCACGGTTTGTCCGAGGCCTGGTTGAATCGATTCGAGGCGTCGAATGCCCGAGCCAATGAATCTGATCGGACCGCTTCCAGCTCCTTCGGCCGTGGTGATGCGCACGAGCGCGGTGTCGGGCATGTTGCTCGCGTCGGAGATTGCGAGGCTCCAGTCAAACAACCCAATTTCGCTGGTGATTTCTTTCCATATGCGCGGCATCGCATTCAACGCCAAATCGGTTTCAGTCGACGATTCGTCGAGCGACGCGGCATCGGCTTCGCTGAGCTGTCGGCCGCGAAGCAATGCCAGCGATAGCCGGCGCATGAAATCGGCGTCGTCGCCGATCGTGTAGCGCGTCGGCACGTCAAGCGCGATGCGGGGCAGGGTGAGCGGTGCGGCGATCATGGGAGCAGCGGGGCCTGTGTCGACGGCAGGCGCAGGCGTTCAATCGTGCCGTCGTTGGTCGAGGCTGCGCGCGCGACGCTGCGCGCGAGAGGCGCGTCATACTTGCCGATCGAGGTCGGCAGGCGCTGGCCCCGATTCAGCGTGTCGGTGCGCAAGCGCTTTCGAAGTTCGCGGAGCGTCATTTCGGTTGCGGGCAGTAGCGCGCATGCAGCGCATTGATGAACGCGACTTCTTCGTCGAGCAGGGGGCATGCGTGCGCGCGCGCGAATTGCTCGACGTCAAGCAGGTAGGAAAGGATCGGATGCGGCGGACGCGTCGTGCCGTTGATGATCGCGTCGACCATCGCGGAAATGTCGCGCGTTGCCATATCTGTTCCCTTCGTGCCGACGGCGCGGCGGAACGTGTAGACGTTGCGATTACCTTTGACGACCGGGCCCTCGATCTCCGCGTTCGTCAGCTCGGGATACGTCTGCGAATAGAAGTCGCGGACCTGCTGGAGTGTGAAGGTCGGTGCAGGGTCGGCGAGTTTGGCCCCGTTGTACGAAAATTCGCGAACGAGCGTTTCGATTTGCATGTGGGTGTCTCCGATCAGTACAGGTCGACGCCAGCGTCGGTCGATTGCGGTTGCACCGCGCTCGTAGGTTCCGCGGGTGCCGGCGCTTCTGCGGCCGGTGTCTCGCTGCCGTCGCTCGGTTGGCCGGTATCGTCAATGCGCATCTGGCGCGGATCGGTCGGACCGGTATCGGCATCGTCGTTGGCGGGCGGGGTGCTTCCGTCACTGGGCTGCGCGGCTTTGGGCGGGCGTCCGCGCCCGCGACGCGGTGCAGGCAGTGTGGATTGGCTGGCGCTTGGCGCAGGCAATGCGGGTGTGGAATCGAGTTGGTTCGCGGCTGCGCACGCGCGCGCCTGGTCGAGCAGCGACGTCGCGCCCGGCGCGTACGCCTCGACCGCGGCCGCGAACTCCGCGTCGAGTTCGGCCGGAGTTGCGAGCAGCGACAGCGGCCAGCGCTGCTTTTCGCCCTTGCCGTTCGGCAGAGGGGTGACGTTGACGCGCAGGTTTTCGTCGCCTTCGGCCGTGATCAGGATGTTGATGCTCGTGGTGCGCGCGAGCTCGTGCAGTGATGTGAACAAGGACATGCGATTACCTCTCAGGTGAAGTCAGGCCGCGAGGCCGTCGTAATTGCGATCGGCGAAATCGGTATCGCCGGGATAGCGGTTCGAGCCGTCGGCTCGATGCCAGCAAAATAGGGAGCCGCGTCGGTGCGGGAACCAGTAACCGGCGCAGTCGCAACGCATGCGCGTCGTGTTGCGGCGGTTCATCCAGTTGTCGACGCGATATTTCCGGCGGTTGCACGTGCGGCACGCCGGTAGGCGCGTGTAGCGATCGGGATGGCGCCGCAGGCATCGGCGCGCGTCGCAGTGCGTGCAGCGAACGTGGCAACGCGGCATCGATCAGTCCTCCGCGTCGCCGGCCTGCAGCCGTTTTACGTCCACGCGTGCAGCTGCGCGGCGTCGTTCGCGCATTTCTCGCGCACGCGCAGACGATTCGAGCGCGTCCCGCACGCTGGCGCGCTGGATTGCGGTGTCAAAGTCGCCGGTCATGTGCAGCAGTTGCCACTCGACGCGCAGCAGATGGGTTGGCAGGTGATCTTTCTGCATGACCGGCTCACGCGCTGTAGGTGCTTTCGCTCGACGCGACCCGTGCTTCGCCGCTGTACGTCCACGCGACGCAACCGATACCGACCGCGAGCCAGAGCAGCACGATTTTCCAGAGGGGCATGGGTTTCGATTGGGGCGCGCTCATTTGGTCAGCGCCTCATGCGATTCGTTGAGGTGCTCCATGCCGGCGGCATTGGCGAGTGCCGTAGCCAGTTCCGGAAAATCTGCGCGCAGCGTGCCGATCAGGTAGGGGAGGAGTTCGTCGCTCAACTCGCTGTACTTGGCGAGATATTCGGCGCGGGCCCGGCCGGCGATTTCGATGCGTCGCAGAAATTCACCGTGCAGCTGCTTGGCGGAACGAATGTTCTTGTACATAGCGCCCCTCACTGACCGATTGCGGGAGCGATCGCGTCGGCGATCAGGTAAAGCACGGCGAGCGCGACAAGCGGGTGCCAGTCGCGCGCCTGCAGCGCACGTGATTTAAGCCACGTGAATCCGTTGCGTTGGAACAGGATCGTAAGCATCGAAATTCGCCTCGTTGTATGCGCAGCGAACGGGCTGCGAACAGGCGAATTTAAGCACACTTAATTTCACGATGCAAAGAAAATTTAGTGGGCTTAAGTTGACGGGCGATCTAGACTGCGGGCATACTGGATATGCATACAGTATCGAAAGCGTTTTGTAGAAAAAGACTGAGGGTGCGCGTCGATGAATTTGGACGAACAGATGAGCGAGGGCCGTATCAATCCGGGGGATCTGGCCGTGATTAGCCGATGCGCCAACAAGGCGCACATCGGTCTGGTGGTGCGGGTAATGGGGGCGCACGAGACGCCCGAATACGACTGGGACGTCGAGTTGCTAGGGATGCCCGTCAAGGGCTACGCGGCAAGGCATGACCGCGTAGGAGTGTTTAGGTGCGCGGCGGTTTTCGATTGGAATCTGAGTCGTCTGGTGGCGTCGGCGCATTCAAGTCGAGCAGATCACCGCGAGCTCTCTCGTGCATAGCCAACACTGCCTTTAGAGGCGCGTGCACGGCTGTGACCGCGAGTTCGCCCATGCCCAGGGCAATCGCCTTTTTGAGATCGGCATAGAACGCCTGCGCTTCGTGCGGCAGATCGTCCTGGGCGTCCTTCATCGGCCCGCGCTTATCCCAAAGCCAGTCGGCGCGCACGCGCAGGAAGCGCGCAACGCGGAACACCGGCGCGGCCTTCAAATTCTCAACGTTCACTTTGCCGCTCGTCCATTGCGAGACAGCTGACGGGGAAACTCCTGCCTTGGCGGCGATTTCCTTGTCGTCGATCGACGCCCCCAGTTCTGCCTCGCGAAGCGTCTTGGCATACCGGAGTCGTCCTACGAAGGTGTCTAGGTCGTTCATTTCAGCAGGCTAAACCTTGGCAGATAAGAGCACTTCACTTTTGAAATTAAGTGTGCTTAAATTCCGTCCATGGAAAACGACCTGCGCATCGCGTGTGCGAGCGAAATCATTGATCGATTGGGCGGGACCGGGGTTGTCGCTGATCTCTTCGAGATTGACGACGCGGCCGTGTCTCAGTGGCGCCGGAATGGCATCCCGAAGCCGAGGATGCAGTTCATTTCTGTTGCGCGGCCGGACGTGCTTGTTGGCCTGGGGCCGCTTGATCGCCCGGAGCGGAATGGTGCGGACGGGAGCATGTCGCGTCAGCGCGCGGGCATTCGATCGCGGTCGCGTCGCACGCCTGCCGCATGAAAGCGGCAAACGAGCGCGAGGCCTGCGCGTCGCTCAAGGCGCGCCGGATCGCGTCACGCATGTGTCGCTTGAGTTGTGGCTTCGGGGTCGCTGTTGCGTGCTGAATTCTGAATTTTTGCGTTTTCATGGTGATGCTCCGTTTGGCGATGGAGCAATTTTCTCGGAAACGCGAGCACGTTAACAGTATGAAAAACGGTGAAATTCAAGGGGTAAATGTGGCTCACCATTACAGTCAAACCGCATGGATTGACGTCCTGTATACGTCCGTATCAAACACGCCCGGGAAAGTCGAAGACGCTGCCCGCTTTCTTACCGAGCGGAGAGGCACGCGAATTTCCGGCGAGCATCTGCGGTTGCGGTTGCGGGAGGTCGAGGGGGCGCGTATTACAGGCGAAATGTTCGAGCTGCTAGTCGAATGGATGCTCGAAAAGAAGCAACCGCATGCGCTCGATGCTGTGTACGCGTTCAACGCTCGGTTCGGGCTCGTCGCAACGGAAACGGTCGCCGATGCCGAGTCGGATTGCGTCCGTGCGCTTGTCGACTCCGCGCTTACGGTAAGTACGAAAGCGGGCAGCCTGGCCGAAGAGGTCCGGCGCGCTGCTGAAGATGGGGTGATCGAGCCGCGAGAAGCCGAGGCCATCGAGCAAGCCGGGCGCGCAGCGCAACGCCAGATCGAACAGACGATCGCAATCGCCCGACGTTCCGCGCAGAGCCGCCGCCGTCGCCGCGGCGCGTAATTGACCTATTCCCGGAGGTTCTCCTGATGGGCGCACACGACCCATTGGATGCGCACGCCCGTACGTCGGCGCCCGAAGCCGAGCAAAGCATCCTCGGCGCATTATTGCTCGATAACGGCGCGCTTGAGGAAATTGCGGGCATCGTCTCCGATGCTGATTTTACGATCGGCGAGCACGCGTTAGTGTTCAAAGCGATCCGTGAATTAATTCAGTGTGGCGCGCGCGCAGATGCCGTCACGGTATTCGAGCGTCTGCATTCCGTCGATGCGAAGGTTGATCAGCCGCTCGCGTTCTTGACTGATCTGGTTCACGCAACACCTAGTGCAGCGGGTGTTCGCCATTACGCTGAGATTGTGCGCAATCGCTCGATTTCTCGGCGGATGCTGCGCGTGTCCGAGCGGCTGCGAAATGCCGTGTTGAAGCCCGGCGGCAAATCCCCTCTTGAACTGTTGGACCTCGCGCAGGGCGAGCTGCTAAAAATTGCGGATACGAGCAGCGCGGCCGATGACGAGTTTCGGCCAATCTCGGCTGCTCTGACGTCCGTAATTCAGCGGATCGACGATCGTTATCACGCCGGTGGCGCTGCACAAGTCGGTGGGACGGCAACGGGCTTTGTCGATCTTGACCGCCATACCGACGGAATGCATGGCGGTGAGCTGATCGTCGTCGCTGGTCGCCCGTCAATGGGAAAGACCTCGTACGCCATGAACATTGCGGAACATGTTGCGGTCGAGTTGCGCATGCCCGTTGCGGTGCTGTCGTTGGAAATGCCTGACGACCAGCTGGCGACGCGGATGCTTGCCGGAACGTCGCGGATCAATCAGCACAAGCTGCGAACTGCGAGTTTGCGTGACGATGACTGGTCCAGGTTGACGCATGGCACACAGATTCTCGTTGACGCTCCGGTGTACGTGCTCGACAGCTCGTCCGTCACGCCGTTGCAGTTCAAGGCAAAGCTCCGTCGCCTGCAGCGCGGCGTCGGAAAACTTGGCCTGATCATCGTCGACTACCTACAACTGATGTCGGGGGATGGCGGATCAGGTGAAAACCGCACAAGCGAGGTATCGCAAATTTCGCGCGAGTTGAAAAAGACGGCGAAGGAATTCGACGCGCCCGTGATCGCGCTGTCACAGCTAAATCGTGGGCTCGAGCAGCGCCCGAACAAGCGGCCCATGATGTCCGACCTTCGCGAGTCCGGCGCGATCGAACAGGACGCTGACGTTATTCAGTTTATTTACCGAGATGAGGTGTACAACCCGGATAGCGCGGACCGGGGTACCGCGGAACTAATTATCGCAAAACAGCGGAACGGACCACTTGCTACGGTGAGATTGGCATTCCGAAATGAATTAGCGAGATTCGAGAATTTTGCAGAACCTACAGGGGCGTATTAATGGCGGGAGTGCCAACATCATTTACCTGGCGCCGGGCGATGACCGCGAGCGACTTGCCTGGTACGACCAAGCTCGTATTGTTCGTCATAGCCGAGTATGCGAACTCGATCGACGACACTTGCTGGCCGTCTATCGATGAAATTGCCGGGCGCGCGACGTTGACTGCGCGCGCCGTGTCAAAGCATCTCGGCGTGGCGGAGCAGGCAGGCTGGATCAAGCGGTGGAAGTCGCGAAAGAGCGGACGGAAGTGGGCGCACGGCCATTATCGTCTGACGGTGCCGGAGGACGTTGCGCGTCGCGCGCGTGATGACCTGAACCTCGACATTGCCGGCGCTGACTTCGATGAGTCGGAACCACGTTCCGGTAATCCGGGGGAGTTTGAGGAACTACGTTCCGGTAACCAGGGCGAGTTCGGCGAACCTAGTTCACGTGTCTCGCCGAAGGCCGGCGATTCTGAGGGTAATCCGGGAAGTTACAGGAACCACGTTCCAACTAACAACCCAACAAACAGAAATTACGAAACTTCTTCTCTCTCTCAAACGCCGTCGGTATACCTGGGCGGTGAAGGTACAAGCAGAGAGGGAAATCGTCAAGAGGGCTTCGCGGAGCTCGCGGCGTGGATGGTTCGGCGTCTTCGCGACAGCGATCCGGGGGGGCGCGAGCCGGATCTTCGTGAATGGGCGTCGGACGTTGATCGCATGTTGATGGACGGATTCGACCCGCAGCAAATCGCAAAGCTGTGGGCGTGGTCGCTGCGCGACGGATTCTGGTGTTCCGTGATTCGCTCGCCGGCGCGCCTTCGAAAGAATTGGGATCAGGTACGCGCGAAGCGAAACCAATCGCTGCGGCGCGAGCGGCAGCCTGCGAATCAGCAAACGCACGACGACCGATGCTGTGCACATGTCGACGGCGACGGCACGCGATGTACCAACGTCGCCACATCGATTCTCGGCGCGGGGTCGACGCGTCGCGGTTATTGCCGGCTTCACGTCGGCCTCTACGAAAATTGAAGCGGGGGAACAATGTCGATTGAAAAGAGATTGGAAAATTGGGCGCGTGCGCAACGGAACGGCGGTGGCGAAGGCGGTAGCGATTCGCTTGTCGCGAGCATCTACTTTCCATCGGTCGGCGGGCGTTCGGTCGATTCGACGCTCGATCTTGAGGACGCGAACAAGGTTGAGGTCGCGGTGCGTAAGTTGATGCCGTTGGATCGCAAGCTGCTGCAATTGCACTACGTTTGGCGCAAACCGCCATTCGTGATCTGCCGTCGGCTCGGACTCAAGGTGCGGCCGACGACAATCTTCGATTTCGCGTTCGCGCATGCGAAACGCGCCGTCGAGGAGAAGCTGGTGCAACCGCCGCCGCGCTACGTCTCGGTGCAGACGATCATCGATAAGATCGCGGAAGGTGTTGCAGAATCGAAATAGCTGTTCTACACTTCGATCCACAATTTGATCCGGTGAGTTTTACCGAGTGCGTGCGGCCTTTGCCGGACCGTCGCTCGCCCCGAAGAATCACGAAGCCTCGACTGCGAAAGCGTCGGGGCTTTTTGCATTGGAGTTCGTGATGCCGAAGAAAGCGCCGACACCTTGCCGGCATCGCGGCTGCGGCCGACTCGTCGACTCGCCGGGGTTCTGCGAGTTGCACAAGGCTGACGCCGTAGGCTGGCGACCGGATCGCGAACGAGGCGACCGCCGGGCCCGCGGCCTTGACCCGAATTGGGAGCGCACGCGGGCCGAGATCATGAAGCGCGACAAGGGCTTGTGCCAGTCCTGCTTACGTGCCGGGCGGGTCGTGCTCGCGACGTCGGTCGACCACCTCGTCAACCGCGCCGAAGGCGGCACCGACGATCACTCGAATCTCGAGGCGCTGTGCGACAAGTGCCATAAGGCGAAGACGGCGAAGGAAGCCGCTCGCGCCCGAGCGCGCCGACGGCGCGCGGGCCGGAAGGCGCCCGCGGTCGACGGGGTGCTCGACTGCTGGCCGACGCCCGGGGGGTAGGGGGTTCAATCTCTGCCGCCTCTCTGCGCTCGACCGCACGTTCAGCTTCGATTTTATGGCGACCATTTTTCAGAGAGGGGGGGGTTAAGACCTTCGCCTTGTAGAGCCGATGAAACAAGCCGATCCGGCTTTTTCGTCGGCTTTTTCTTTGGGAGGGCTCTATGGCCTCGTATGACGGCGAAAACGACGTGTCGAACGTGCCGGACGCGTCGGACCCGGGCGCATCGGTTGGAAAGCAAATCCAGTCGCCGAAGCCGCCGCCAGGTGTGCACTTCGATTCCCAGCATCGCAAGGTGTGGGACTACCTCTGTGCGGCACTGCGGGATGAGGGCGTGCCGCACCGTACCGCGGGCGTCACCCTCGCGATCGTTTGTACAGACTTCGTGCGCTGGGTCAAAACCGAGGTGCAGCTGCGCGACTACGAGCGGATTAACAACGGGTCGTTCATGACGACGACGCCGAACGGTCACACGCAGCCGCACCAGCTGTACTACGCGGCGAAGGCGTTGAAAGAGGGGTTGCTCAAGTGTCTGCCGGAAGCATGTTTGACGCTGCCGTCGATGCTGATCGCGAAATCGAAGATGCAGGACGAGAATCCTCAGGACGATTTGTTCGATCAACTGACGGGACACGCACAGTCCCATCCGAGCGCCTTGCACGTCTGACGCCGGGCGAGCTGCAGCGGTGGGACGTCGAGTACGGCCTCCCGGTGCTGCGCGGCGAGATCGTTGTCGGCGAATTCGTGTTTCTCGCGGTGCTGCGGCATTACGAGGATCTGGTCGACGGGCCGGCGCGTGGGCTGGTGTTCAGTCCCGCCCACGCCTGGCACTGCGTCAACTACATCGAGTCGACGTTCTTTCACATCAAGGGCGCGCTCGCGGGCCAGTGCTTGACGCTCGATCCGTGGCAGTTGTTCTTCACGGCGGTGCTGATCGGTTGGCGCCGGGCCGGTTCTGGCCTGCGTCGGTTCCGCGTCGGGTACGAGGAAGTCGCGCGGAAAAACGGTAAATCGACATGGAAAGCCGGCCTGGCCGACTACCTGTTTCTGATGGACAGGGAGATCGGCCCGGAGGTGTACACCATCGCGACGACGCGCGAGCAGGCAATGAGCGTGTTCAAGCCGGCGCTCGACAACTACAAGCGTCGGCACCGGCGGTCGAAGAAATTCGCGAAGGTCGTGCGCATCTACGACGGCGCGAACCAGGAGCGCATCGCGGTCGGCAGCGGCGTGTTCAAGCCGCTGCCTGCAAACGCCGAATCGCTCGACGGTCTGAACCCGTCGGTTTGCGTCGTCGACGAGCTGCACGCGCATCCGACGCGCGAGGTGTGGGACGTGATGGAGTCAGCGTTCGGCGCGCGGCTTCAACCGCTGCTGATCGCGATCACGACGGCCGGCTACATTCTCGACGGAATCTGTACCGAGATCCGCGGCTATCTCGTCGCGATCCTCCGCGGACAGAAAACGGACGACGCGTTTTTTGGCTTCATTTTCACGCTCGACGTCGGTGACGATCCGTTCGATCCGAAGGTATGGATCAAGTCGAATCCGAGCCTCGGCAGCGCGAAGACTGCCGATTACATGATCGCGCAGTCGACGAAGGCGCGGGAATTGCCGAGTGCGAAGGCGAATTTTCTGACGAAAGACTTGAACGTGTGGGTGAGTTCCGCTCTCACGTGGTTCGACGTCAACGTATGGGACGAGGGCGGGGAAGAATTCGATCCGCGCCAGCTGCGCGGCCGGCGCTGCTTCGCGAGCCTTGACCTTGCGAGCACGACCGATATTACGGCGCTCGTACTCGTATTTCCGCCGATGGACGACGATGACGAGTGGTTCGTCATCGCTCATTGCTTCGTGCCGCGCGCCAAGGTCGACGGACAGTCACGCAGCGACATGGCGCCCTATGCGAAATGGGAGCGCGAGGGGTGGCTGACCGTTACCGAGGGTGACGTGCTCGACTTCAACGTCGTGCGCGAGGCGGTGATCGAGGCCCGCGACACGTACGAGCTGGTTGAGTGCGGCTTCGACGTGTGGAACGCAACGCACCTCGCGAACGAGCTGATCGAGGAAGACGTCCCGATGGTGCAGGTGCCGCAGAGCGTCGCCGGCCTGTCGCCAGGCGCGAAATTGCTCGAGCGGCTTGTGTACGGCAAGAAATGGCGGCACGGCGGTAATCCAGTGTATCGATGGTGCGCACAAAACGTTGCCCTCTACATCGACGGTAACGAAAACATTAAGCCGGACAAAAAGCGATCCAGCGGTCGTATCGATCCGATCGTCGCGACCTGCGGTGCGCTCAGTCGCGCGCTGTTGCATGAATCGCCGAACGATCCGTACGCGGAGCGCGGCCTCAGGAGTCTGTAATGCGTGAAATTTTCAACCGTATCCGGCGCGCGCTGGAGGCATTGTCGCGCCCGCGTCCGCCGTTACGCATCGTGCAGCGTCAGCCCGTTGGGGACGACGGCGCACTGCAGCTGGAAGACGGCGACATTGTTGTTGTTCGTTGTAGTGCGGAGCCGTCGAACGAGTTGCGCGCCATCCTCGAGCGGCAATTTGCGGCGGCGTTTCCACGTGATGTTCGTGTGGTCGTGCTTGGGCCGGGCATCGATTTCGATGTGTTGACGTCCGAGGCCGTAGTGGCGCGCGAGGTGGCGTGATGGGATTTCTCGCAAAAAGCGCGAATCCTTCGATCGTCGACTCGCCGCAGGCGCTGGCCGACATGCTTGGGCTGTCGTACGAATCGGTCACGGGCGTGAACGTTTCGCCTGAAACGGCCATGCGCTTCACCACGGTGTTTTCGTGCGTCCGCGTGATCGCCGAATCGATCGGACTGATGCCGGTGACGCTCAAGCGACGTGTCGGTGACAGCCGCGTTGACGTTCCGAACCATCCGCTCGACCGCATTCTCCGTGTCGCGCCGAACGAGTTCATGACGGCCGCCGAGTGGCACGAGCTGGTCGGCATGTCCCTCGCGCAGGACGGCAATTTCTACGCATGGAAAAACATAGTGCGCGGCGAACTGCGTGAGCTGCTGCCGATGCGGGCCGCCTGCGTTTTGCCGAAGCTCGACGAGAACTGGAGCGTCACCTATCAGGTGACGTTCCCGAACGGCACGACGCGAACGCTGCCCGCTTCGGACGTGCTGCACATCCGGCTCTTTTCGCGTGACGGTTTGGTTGGCCTCAATCCGATTCAGCAAAACCGGGATGCGATCGGGCTGGGTATTGCCGCCGAGCGGCAAGGGGCACGCTGGTTCAAGCAAGGCACTCGGCTGTCTGGCGTGCTGTCGACCGATGGCGCGCTGAAGGATGACGCGTACAAGCGCATCCGCACCGATTGGGAGCGGACGTATAGCGGTGACGAAAACGCGTGGAAGGTCGCGATCCTCGAGGCCGGGCTGAAATTTCAGCCGGTGGCGATGAGCGCCGCGGACGTCCAATGGATCGACGGTCGCAAGATGCAGCGCTCCGAGATTTGCGGGCTCTACCGCGTGCCGCCGCACAAGATCGGTGACCTCGAGCGGGCGACGTTCACGAATATCGAGCAGCAGAGCCTCGATTTCGTTATCGACTGCATCGTGCCGTACGTGGTGAAGATCGAACAGCGATACCTCGTGTCACTGATGAGCCAGAAGGACCAGGCCGACCACTACGCGCGCTTCAACCTGAATGCGTTACTGCGCGGCGACATGCAAACGCGTGCCGCGTTCTACATGCGGCTGCAGCAATGCGGCGCGCTCAGCGCGAACGAGATTCGCGCGCTCGAAGACATGAATCCGCGTGAAGGGGGCGACGTGTACCTCACGCCCGTAAATATGGCGGTCAACGGCGAGGCCGGAAAGGACAAGGGCAATGCTGGTTAAACGAATGGACTGCGGCTTTGAAATCAAGGCCGTGAAGGATACGGGCGAGTTCGAGGGATACGGCTCGGTGTTCAACGTGATCGACTCGTACGGCGACATCGTGCAGCCGGGCGCATTCACGAAAAGCCTGTCCGCGTGGGCGGCGAAGGGGCGCATGCCGGCGATGCTCTGGCAGCACCAGGCGTCCGAACCCATCGGCGTGTACACGGCGATGCACGAAGACCAGTACGGCCTGTTTGTCGCCGGCAGGCTGCTGGTTGACGACGATCCGCTCGCGAAGCGTGCGCATGCGCACATGAAGGCCGGTTCGATCTCTGGTCTGTCGATCGGATACTCGCTGGCAGAAGGCGGTTACACGTACGACAGCGGAAAGGGTGCATTCCTCCTGAGCGAGATCAATCTGTGGGAGGTGTCGCCCGTGACGTTTCCCGCAAACGACGACGCCCGCGTGCAGACCGTGAAGAGCGCGCTTGCGGCGGGCACGCTTCCCGATGCGCGCACGTTCGAATCGATGCTGCGCGATATGGGGTTCAGCGAGAAGCAGGCGGGAATCCTGATCTCGAAGGGATACCGGGCGCTCGACGGTCGCGGCGACGTCGATCCGGATGGGCTGGCTGATTTGAAGTCGGCAATTTTGGCGCGCGGCACGGCGCTCGTTTAATTCACAAGGGGCATTACATGGAAGCATTGCGCGAAATCAAGGAGCTGGTCCAGCAGCAGGGCCAGGCGTGGGAAGAGTTCAAGAAGCAGAACGACGCACGCATCGCGGTACTCGAGAAGGGCGGCACGGGCAGCGACTACGACGCGAAGCTCGCGAGCATCAACACGGCGCTCGACGAGCTGAAGAGCGCGCTGAAGGACGTCGAGACGAAACGCAATCGTATCGATCTGCCGGGCGTTGGCGGTGAAGACGATCCGGAATACAAAACGGCGTTCGTCGGCTTCGTGCGCAAGGGCGCGAACGAGCACGAGCTGCGCGAAAAGGCGGTCAACACCGGCAGCGACGCCGACGGTGGGATCGCGGTGCCGCAGGAAGTCGATCGCAACATCCTGCAGCTGCTCGGCCGTGAAACGCCGATGCGTGAAGTCGCGGACGTCATCACCGTCAGCACCGAGGACTACAAGAAGATCGTGAACCTCGGTGGTACGGGCTCCGGATGGGTCGGCGAAACGGAGCAGCGGCCGGGCACGACGAATTCCAAACTCGCCGCGATCGCGTCGTACTTCGGCGAGATCTACGCGAATCCGGCAGCGACCCAGCGATCGCTCGACGATCTGTTTTTCGATGTCGAGGCATGGATCTCGTCCGAAGTGGTGAAGGAATTCACCGAACAGGAAAACGCCGCATTCACCGGCGGCGATGGGGAAAAGAAACCGAAAGGCTTTCTCGCGTACGACGTCGACAACAAGCGTGACGACAAGCGGGCGTTCGGCACGCTGCAATTCGTCGGGTCCGGCGCGGCGGCGGCGATCGGGGGCGACGGTCTGCTCGACCTGGTGTACTCGCTGAAACGCGGTTACCGCAAAAACGCAACGTTCATGCTGAACGGGCTGTCGGTCGCGGCTGTCCGCAAGCTGAAGGACGAGCGTGGCGACTACCTGTGGCAGCCCGGCCTGCAGGCGGGGGAGCCGGACAAGCTGCTCGGCTATTCGGCTGTTGAGAACGACGACATGCCGGATATCGCGGCCGGCGCGTATCCGATCGCGTTCGGCGACTTCAAGCGCGGCTATCAGATCGTGGACCGCATCGGCATCCGCGTCCTGCGCGATCCGTACACGAACAAGCCGTACGTGCAGTTTTACACCACGAAGCGCGTCGGTGGCGGTGTTGTCGACAGCAATGCGCTGAAGTTGCTCAAGGTCGATGCGGCCGCGGCCGGCGGTGCGTAATTCATCCAGCAGCGAGCGGCCGGCGTGTCCGGCCGCATCTACGAGCGAGGGAGGGATGATGCAAAAGCGTGAACTGTTCCGGGCCGCGCATGTACCGGGCCCGCGTGACGCTCGCGGGCGCCTGCCGCGGCCCCGGCACGCGCCGAGCGCGGCGCGCCTGATGCCCGGTGAAAACCGTGTCCCCGAGCGCGCGACGAAGGGGCGGGAATCGTGATCGATCTGGCGAGGGCGAAGCTGCAGTGTCGCGTGGACGACGACGAAGAGGATGCGCTGATCGAGGGCTACATCGGGGCAGCTCGGATCGGGATCGAGAAGTACCTGAAGCGCAAGCTGTACGACACGCCGGAAGCGCTTGCCGCGGCCGACGATCCGTCCGGCCTGGTGGTCGACGATGCTCACGAGCACGCGATGCTGTTGCTGATCGGCGAATGGTACGCGCATCGCGAGTCGTCCGGGCCGTCAACGGGTGAGTTGCCGCATGCCGTGACGTGGCTGATTTCGTCCGATCGGTTCTATACGGTGTGAGCGATGGAAGCAGGAAAATTTACGGAACGGATCGAGATCGAGCGGCGTACCGGCGCGACGAACGAGAACGACGAGCCGCTGCCGGATGCCTGGGAGCTTCATGCCCGGGTTTGGGCCGATGTTCGGTTCGTGAATGGTATCGAGCACGTTGTTTCGGGCGCCGTGCGTAGTGCGGCTGTCGCGAGCTTTCGTATTCGCTTCCGTCGCGACGTCGACGCCGAGATGCGCATGCGCTATCTCGGCGCGCTGTACGACATCGTGGCCGCGTTGCCTAACCGCGCGAAGGGCTACATCGATCTGACCGTCAAGAACGGGGAGAAATATGTCTAGCGTGCAGATTCTGGGGCTGGGCGACCTGCGTGCGGATTTCGAGAAGCTGGCGAAAGCGCAGTCAACGAAAGCATTGCGGCGCGCGACCGTGGCGGGGGCGAAGGTCATTCGCGACGAGGCACGCGCACGCGCGCCGAAGAAAACGGGAAAGCTGCGACGAAACATCGTGTCAGCTGCGCTTCGCCAGAAGGACGCGCCCGGTGTCGCGACGGCGGGTGTGCGCGTGCGGACGAAGGGCAAGGGCGATTCGCCCAGCAATGCGTATTACTGGCGCTTCATCGAGCTCGGCACGCAGCATATGCGGGCGCAACCGTTCGCGCGTCCGGCGTTCGACGCCTCGATCGGCCAAGCCGAGGGTGCGATTCGCACTGAGATCGCGCGCGCGATCGACGCAGTGATCGGGGGTGGCCGGTGAGCGCCCTCGTTATCCGCAACGCGATCGGCACGGTTGGAGCCGCGAAGGGCTATGTCGGCGCCGCAGCAGCAGCAGCGAAATCGCCGTACTACGTGGTATCGCGAGTGAGCGGCGCGCGGGACATGGCGATGGGCGGTGCGACCGGCGGCAAATCGGGTGTGTTCCAGGTCGACGTCTACGCCAGCACGTACACGGACGCCGACGCGCTCGCCGACAAGGTGATCGATCGTGCGTATGCGGCTGAGCAGTTTTCCGTCGGCGGGGTGAACGACCTGCCGGACGACTATTCGAGCGATTCCGGTGATTTTCGGGTGAGCCTCGAAATATCCGTTGAATTCTGACGGAATCCGCTGTGTGTACGGCCCGCCTCGAGCGGGTCTTTCTTTTTTGTGAGGGGCTTATGGCCGAGAAGAGCAAGCGCATCAAGGCGCAAGGTACGAAGGTCGAGATCTCGAAAACGTCGTCGTCGAACCTCGACGACGAGGCGCTCGTATTCGTCGATCTCAACACGACGAGCAAGACGATCAACTGGCAAGGCGGGCAATCGTCGGAAATCGACGCGACGACGCTCGCCAGCGACGAGAAAGAATCCGAGCTCGGCCTGCCCGATCCGGGCGAGTTTTCGGTCGACGGCAACTATTCGTCGGACGACGCCGGCCAGGTCATCCTGCGCGCTGCGCGCGGCACTGGCGACAAATACGTGTTCCGCGTGACGTTTCGCGACAAGTCTCAATTCCTGTTCATCGGCATGGTACGCCAGTACACCTGGTCCGCCGGCGTCGATGGCATCGTGACGTCGACCTACAGCGTCCGTGTCAGCGGCGCGCCGAAGGAAGTGCCGCCGCCGGTCGTACCGGCGGGTTAATCGATCTGAAAACGTAAGGAAAGAGTGATGACGAAAACCCCGACGGTCGCCGGCGCGCTGCGTGCGGCGATTCTCAATCCGTTGACCGGCTGGCGACACCAGATGGTGTCGATGCCGGAATGGGGCGACGTGACGATTGCGGTGCGCGAACCGTTGCTTGCCGACCGCGCATTCTGGCTCGAGCCGCTGCGCCTCGCTGCCGGCGTCGAGCCGGGCGACGACGAAGAAACGGCCCGCGCCAAGTATGCGCGAGTCCGCCCGGACGAGCACGTGCTCGCCTCGGCGCGCCTCTTCGTTCGCGTGCTCTATGTCGAAACGGCGGCTGGCTGGCGTCGCGAATTCGAGGACGGAGACGCACGGGACGTGGCGTCGGCGTTCGGATCCGCGCACGAACGTATCGTCAACACGGCGCTCGAGCTCGGCAACATGAAAGCCGACGCGGAGGACGATGCAAAAAAAGCCTCCGCCGAAACCCTGATCTCCGACTCGAACTGACGCTGGCATTGCGGCTCGGCAGGACGCTTGCCGAGCTGCGCGCGGACATGTCGACGGCGGAGTTCGCCTTGTGGCAGGCGTTCGATGCCGAGTCACCGATCGCCGATGATCGTTACGACCTTCATGCCGCGATGGTCGCGTCGGCCGTATTCCAGGCGCAAGGTGCGAAGGTCAAGGTGGCCGACATGATGCCGAACTGGTCAGGGGAATCGGCAGAGGCTCAGGAGGTCGCCGACGATCCTTTCTTCGCAGGCCTAATGAGATTGGTAAAGTAGGCGGATAGGAAATATGGGAACGAGTCTCCGCGAGCTGATCGTCAGCGTTACCGCGAATACGACCCAATACGATCGACGCATGCAGCAGCTTGGGTCGACGGCCAGCGGCTATTTCAACGCGGTCCGGGATGGGGGGCGGGCCGCTGATGCGGCGTTCGCGTCCAACGCGTCGAGCGTGCAGGTGACGGTGCGAGCGATCGAGGCCGCGCGCGGATCGCTGACGGCATATGCGCAGGCTGCATCCGCAGCGTTCGGCGTGCACCAGCTGATCGAGTATGCCGACGAATGGACGAACCTGAGCAACCGGCTCAAGATCGTTACGCGGGATCAGATCGATTTCGCCATTGCGCAAGGCGACGTACTGCGGATCGCACAGTCGACCCGTCAGCCGCTCGACGCGACGGCCGAGCTGTATCAGCGGATCGCGAACAACACATCGCACCTCGGCCTGTCGATTAAGCAGGTCGGCCCGCTGGTCGAAACAATCAGCAAGGCGGTTGCGCTGTCGGGCGTGTCTGCCGACACGGCGCGCCTCGGTATCGTGCAGTTGGGGCAGGCGTTCGCGTCCGGCCAGCTGCGCGGGCAGGATCTAAAGAGTGTGCTCGAGGAACTGCCGGGCGTTGCCGACGCGATCGCGCGCGGGATGGGCAAGGGCACGTCCGAGCTGAAGGCGCTGGCGGAGGACGGCAAGCTGACCGTCGAGAGCCTGATCGACGCGCTGAAGAATGCCGGATCGAGCACCGACGCGCTGTTCGGTAAGGTCGACATGACCGTCGGGCAGGCGATGACGCGCCTGCAAACCGAGATCATCGCGTATGTCGGACGCGCGAACGACGCGACGGGTGCGAGCGCCAAGCTCGCCCAGAGCGTGGTCTACGTTGCCGATCACCTCGACGCGATTGTCTCGATTAGCGCGTCGCTCGCGGCCGGTCGGCTTGGCGTGTATTTTGCGCAGACCACGGTGGCCGTCAGCAAGTCGGCCATCGCGTGGAACGCGGAGCGGCAGGCGCTGCTCGCGAAGGCGCAGGCGGAAAACGCTGCTGCGCTCGTCACGATCACGAAGGCGCAGAGCGACCGCGACGCGGCGGCAGCGAAGCTGCAGAACGCGCAGGCGGCAGAGGTCGCCGCTGCGGCCGAACTGGCCGGCATGCGTGCGATGCGCGAAAGCCTCGCGATGCAGTCAGCGCTGACGGCCGGTTCGATCCAGTACACGCAGGCGAAGCTCGCCGAGGCGCGTGCGATCGAGGCTAGCGCCGTGGCGCAGGTCGCGACAGCGCGCTCGAATCTGGCGAACAGCCAGGAGATCGGCACGCGGATCGCCGGTACGCCGTACGCGGCGTTGATCGCGCGCGAGACTGCAGTTGCACAGGGCGAACTCGAGCGGGCCGAGGCATCGCTCGCGCTGGCGCAGCAGCGCCGCGTGGCACTGGAGGCTGCAGCGGCAAAGGGTACGGTCGACCAGACACGCTACGCGGCGGCGCTAGCCGAAACCGAGAAGGGGCTTGCGGTCGCCGAACGCGAGGTCGCAGCGGCGACGCAGGCCCGCGAGCGGGCCGAGCGCGGGGCGACGGCCGCGACGGCGGGCCTCGCTGCAGCGACCGAGCGCGCGGCGGTGGCGCAGACTGCGGCCGCGCGCGCCGGCTCGCTGATGCGCACAGTGGGGTCCGGCCTGCTATCGGTGATGGGTGGCCTGCCCGGCATCATCGCGACGGTTGGCACGGTGGCGCTCGGCGCTGCGGTGAACTGGCTGGTATTCCGCGATCACGCGAGCAGCGCGACATCGAGCCTGATCGACATGCAGGCGCCGCTCGACCAGATCATCGAGAAGTATCGGCAGCTGTCGCCGTTGCTGCAGGAGGTCGAGCGCAATCGGGCGAAGCAGGCGCAGGCGTCGGCGCGCAGCGACGTATCGGACGCGTACGCGGGGCTCGCGGCGCGCGCATCCCAGAGCGTCATCGTTCCGGGCATTGGCGATAGCGCGCCGATCATCACGGACGAGAATCAGGTTGCGCTCGATCGGTTCATCGAAGGGCTGAACCGGATCAAGACCGAAAATCTCGGCGTCGACGAGAAGTCGCGTGAGCTGGCGGCGCTGGTCGGCGTGTTCGTCGATGCAACGAAGGGCGGTGATGAACTTCGCGCCGAGCTGGTGCAGGCTGCGTCGGCGATTGACACGGCTGGCGCCGCAGCTGATAAGGGCACGCGCACGCTCGCCGCGATGGATGCTGCTGCGCGCGGTGCGGCCGACGGTATTCGACTGCTCACCGAAGAGAACAATTTCTTCGCCGGCGGCATGGCGGCCGAGGCCTGGAACAAGTACGTCGAAAAGCTGAAAGAGGCCTCCGACGTTATCGGTATGACCGCGCAGCAACGCGCCGAATACGAAGCAAAAACGAAGGGCGCGAATACTGCAGAGGCGCGGCAGGCAGGCTTGATCGCTGGGCGCGCGGACGCATACAAATCGCTCGAAAAAGCGATACAGGACAAAGATGCTAAGGCCGAGGCCGGCGCGCGGCGGAACATCGACAATCTGACGCGCGAGCTCGCGCTGATGAATCAGCAGATGGTCGTCGCCGCGGCATTGGCGGAATTTCAGGCGGATCTCGTCAGCAAGAAATTCGAGAAATTCGGGTTCAACGCTGACGCTGCGCTCGCGGCCGCCGCTGCGCGCGGCAAAAAGGCGTTCGACGACACGGTGTCGGAATCGGCCGACCAGGTCGCTCGCATCGGCGTCAACGCGCCGGCGCTCGCGCACAAAACCCGGGCCGGCGGGTCGCGTGCCGAGCCGGAAAGCCAGCGCATGCTCGACAACATCGCGCAGCGTATTGCGCAGCTGCGCGTCGAGGCGGTCGCAACCGACAAGCTCACGCAGTCGGAGAAGGATCGGATCGGGTTCGACCAGAAGCTGACCGACTTGGCCGCGAAGCGCACGAAGCTGACCGACGGCGACAAGAGCCTGATTCGTGACCAGGCTGCAATTCGCGCGGCATACGACCGCGCGGTGCAGCTGGAGAAAGAGGTTCGCTATCACGAAGCGATCAACAAGCTGAAGGAGCGCAGCGCGCAGATCGACGCGGAGCTGGCGGACTATGCGACCGAGCGGCAGCGCGAAGTCGCGCGCGAGCTTGCCGCGATGCCGATGGGCGACAACGCGCGCGAGCTCAACCAGGCGACGAGCCGCGTCGGCGACGAATTCCGGCGCCGGCGAGACGACTTCACGAAGGGCGCGCGGAAGGACGGCACGCTCGGCTCGCCGGAGTACCTGGCTGAGATCGACCGCATCAACCGGGCCGAGGCTGATCAGGTCGAGCGCGAACGTGGGTATGTCGAGCAGCGTCTCGCGGTGCAGCGCGACTGGCGCGTCGGCGCGAGCCGTGCAGTGGCGCTGTATCAGGAATCTGCGGAGAACGCGGCTGGTCGCGCGGAGGAAGCGTTTACGAGTTCGTTCCGCAGCATGGAGGACGCGCTCACCTCGTTCGTGTCGACCGGCAAGCTGGATTTTCGCGGGCTGGTCAACAGCATGATCACGGACCTTGCGCGCTTTGCCGCGCGCGCTGCGATGGCTCCGGTGTTCAGTGCGCTCGGGTCCGCGCTTGGGCTTGGCGCAGCCAGCGGGGGCGGATTCAGTTCTGCGTCATTGCTCGGTGGTGTGGCCGGCGGTCTGTCGGACATGGCAGGAGCGACCGGCGGTAACGCGTACGGCTTCCACCTTGCGACGGGCGGGCGGGTCACTGGGCCGGGCACGTCGACGAGCGACAGCATTCCGGCGTGGCTCTCCAACGAGGAATTCGTGGTGAAGGCCGCTGCGGTGCGCAAGCCTGGTGTGCTTCGACTGCTCGAGGCGATCAACAGCGGACAGGATCTCGGCTTCGCGAAGTTTGCGAACGGCGGTCTGGTCGGTGGTGGGGCAGCCGTCGGTGGCGCGCTCGGCGCACCGGGCGCGGGAGTCGAGCTGAATATTCCGGTGACGATCGAGGGCGGCACTGGCAACGCGGCGCAGATGATGGCGAGCGCGGAGTTCGTGAAGCTGCTAACGCAGATGTTGCGCGGATTGGTGGCGGCCGAGAGTCGTCAAGGCGGATCGCTCTGGAAAATGAAAAATGGGATGGGGTGATGACCGATACGTTTATTTGGTCACCGACGGTTGAAGGCTTTGGCGGCGATACGACGCTGCGTGTGCGCAAAGCCGCTTTCGGCGACGGGTATACGCAACGCGCGGCCGACGGCCTAAACAACCGGGTGCCGTCGTACAACCTTCGATTCGTAGGGAAAGCCGAGATGATTTCCGCAATTCTCGAGTTCCTTGATGTGCATGCCGGCGCCGTGTCGTTTTTCTGGACGCCGCCGCTTCGACCGCAGGGACGATTCGTGTGTGAGAAGTACACGGAGCCGGTAAAGAACGGCAACGTGTACACGATCACGGCGCAGTTTGAGCAGACGTTTTCGCCGTAAGGAATCTCATGGCAAAGCTTCAGAAAGTAATTCTCGGGACGCCGCCCAAGGGCAGCGACGGCGATCCCGTTCGCGTCGCTAATTCGAAGGCAAATGCGAACGTTGACGTGCTCGATCGGCAGTCGGCGCTCGTATCGGCTCCGATGATCACTGCATCACAGACGCTCGGCGAGGAGCATATTGGTCGAAGGGTCAGCATCAATATTGCTGTCGGCGGTACGATCAAGCTCCGCAAGGTATCCCAGTGCGAACCAGATTCGATCGTGTGGCTCGTCAACGTCGGGGTAAAGCGCGTGCTGTTAGCGCCCGGCGACGGTTCCGGCGATACAGTGTCAATATCGGGGCTAAATCCGGGCGAAGCGGTGGCTCTTGATGCGGACGGCGCTAGCACGTGGCGAGTACTGATGCGTGGTCGTACTAACAGCGACAACGAAGTGGTCAACGGAAACTGCACCGTTAACGGCAATGAGATGGTGGGGGGTACGTTGAGCGTGGCGGGGCTGGCTGTGTTTACATTGCGCCCCACGTTCGCAGGAAATACACCGTGGGATACTGGAAACTTAGCCCAGCCAGCCACTCTCAATACAAATCAAACATTTGCGGCGGCAAAGACGTTTGGTTCAACTGTAACTCTTGCACAGGCATCCAATGTCAGCCCATCGCTCGTGTTGAACGCTAACGGATATGCTCCATCTATTCGGAGCATTACAAACACGTTTTCTACAGATTTTGTTAATGGCGCGGGCAACGCGGTAAATTTTTCGGTATTCGATACCGGGGCTGCTTACGCTCGCGCTTCATTCACAGTCGGCGATACTGGAAATGTAGACAAGATTACTGTCAAAAACTTCGGCTCAAACCAGGGGGGCGGCCTGGTATTCATTCCAAGTTCAAGTGCCAATAACCCAGTTGTATTCGGGGCATTTGGTGGCGGTGTGTCTGGTTCTATTTCGGTTAGCGGTAGTACCACGGCTTACAACACCACTTCTGATTATCGCTTGAAAGCCAATTATTTCCCGATTTCGAGGGCGCGTGAATCCATCCGCAGGATTAAGTTCTATACTGGCGAGTTTGTGGGTGCGCCTGGCGTTCTCCACGATTATGTTATCGCACATGAGCTTCAAGAAGTAATACCTGAGGCGGTGACCGGGGAAAAGGACGCGATGGGGGCGTGGCATCCGGTATATCGTGATGGCTTTCTCCCGGTAACACAGAAGTGGGTTGATGTTGTCGTGGGATATGCCAGCGATGGTGAGCCGGAGATTAAAAAGCAGATCATCACGGTTCCAACTCCGGTTGAGCCGGGAGATGTGATTGATGTAGTTCAGGAAATCTCTCCGCAGGCAGTGGACTATTCGAAAATCGTTCCTCGCTTAGGTGCTGCCGTCCAGGAGCATGACGTGATCATTGAATCAATCTTGACTCGTCTCGAAAAACTGGAGTCGCTGTGATGATCGCGGCCGACATCCAGAGGCTTGATCCTGGCGCACGGGTCGAAGTTTTCGAAGTCGATTGCACTGCAGTCGGTGGCGACATGCTGCGCTTTCACGGGCATCTTCAGTCAACGTCTGTCTGGTGGCAGGGCAACGAGTACAAGCCGTGGCCGATTCAGGCTGCCGGCTTCGAGCGGACGTCGGACGCCAGGCAACCGGCGCCAACGCTGACGGTGGGCGACATCAACGGCACGATTACGGCGCTGTGCGTTGCGCTCGACGACCTCGTGGGCGCGAAGGTGTTCCGTCGGCGCACGCTGGCGAAGTATCTCGACGCGGTGAATTTTCCCGACGGAAACCCGACCGCGGATCCGGATGAGCAATGGCCGGTCGAGCAGTGGCGCATCGAGCAGAAGAGCGACGAGCAGCCCGGCGTGCAGGTGGAGTTCACGCTGTCGTCGCCGCTCGACTTCGGCGGGCAGCAGGTGCCGGCGCGCCAGATCGTCGGGACGTGCCAGTGGCGCTATCGCGGGCCAGAGTGCGGATATGCCGGCGCGGCGTACTTCGACAAGAACGACACGCCGGTGAGCGATCCGGCGCTCGACCGCTGCAGCCAGAAAATCAGTGGGTGTGAATGCCGGTATGGCGTGAACAACCCGCTCCCGCACGGCGGTTTTTTGTGCGATACGCTCGCCTAGACCGTCGACTATCCCCTTTTCACGGACCCGCCAACCGGCGGGTTTTTTTATGGACGAACGAATCAAGCAGGCGATCGCGACACACGCGCTCGCCGAGTACCCCCGCGAGTGCTGCGGGTTCGTCGTCGGTACGGCTGCCGGCGATGTGTATGTGCCGGGCCACAACATCGCGGCGGCGCCCACCGAGCAATTCGCGCTTGCAGCCGAGGCTTACGCGGCCGCGGAGGACATGGGAGAGATTCTCGCGGTCGTCCATTCGCATCCGAACGGAACGGCTCAGCCGAGCATGGGGGACCGCGCGATGTGTGAGCGCGCAGGCATCCCGCAGTGGGTGATCGTCTCGCTCGGCGTGCAGACCGACGGATTGATCGGCATCGACGACTGGTGCGAGTTCGGGCCGAGCGGGTACGTCGCGCCGCTGTACGGGCGGGAATACGTGCACGGCGTGCTCGACTGTTACTCGCTGGTTCGTGATTGGTATCTCGCCGAACGCGGAATCGTGCTGCCGGATTTCGAGCGCAAGGATGGGTGGTGGGCGGACGGATATTCGAACCTGTATATCGCGCACTACCAAGACGCGGGATTTCTCGATATGGGCCGCGACGCGCTGCTTGAGCCGGGCGATGTGCTGCTGATGCAGGTCCGGAGCAAAAACGGCGTGCCGAATCACTCAGGCGTGTATCTCGGTGACGGCATGTTCGCGCATCACATGTACGGGCGGCTGTCGTGCCGCGCGGTGTGGGGTTCTATGTGGCGGGATAGCTGCGCGACGGTGCTGCGGCACATCGGAGGTGCGAAGTGACGGAAATGTTGCGCGAGGTGAGGCTTTACGGGATTGCGGGCGCGCGATTCGGCCGCGTGCATCGCCTGGCCGTCTCGTCGACCGCGGAAGCCGTGCGCGCGCTGTCGGTGCTGATACCGGGCTTTCGGAAATTCCTGCTCGACGCGCGCGACAACGGGCTGACATTCGCGGTGTTCAACGGTCGCCGAAACCTGACTGAGGACGATCTCAGTGCGCCGGTCGGCGGCGACGCAATCCGAATTGCTCCGGTGATCATCGGCAGCAAGAGCGGTGGGTTGTTCCAGACGATCCTCGGTGCGGCCCTGATGGTCGTCGGCGCCGTCGCATCGTTCTACGGGCAACCGTGGGGCGCTCAACTGATGGGGCTTGGCGCGTCAATGGCACTTGGCGGAGTCGTGCAGATGCTCAGCCCGCAGCAGGCCGGCCTCGCCGGTGCGGCCGACAACGGTACCTCGTACTACTTCAACGGGCCGGTGAACAGCGCGGCGCAGGGTGAGCCCGTGCCGCTCGTGTACGGCGAGATGGTCGTCGGGTCGAAGGTTGTCAGCTCGGGCATCTACACAGAGGACCAGGTGTGAAAAAGATCTATGCGGAATCCGGGCCGAAGCATATTAGCGGCGCGAAGGGTGGTGGCGGTGGAGGTAGTGGCGGCGGTGAATCGCCGGACAACCTGCACTCGATCGCGCGGGCGAAGGTGCTCGACGTCATTTCCGAGGGGCCGATCGTCGGTCTGGCGAAGGGCATGCAGTCGGTCTCTTTCGATGGCACGCCAATTCAGAATGCCGACGGCTCGGTCAACTTCCAGAATTACAGCGTCGACGTTCGCACCGGCACGCTCGATCAGGAATTCATGCCTGGCTTTCCAGCGGTCGAGCGCGAATCGGCCGTAGGGGTGCCGCTGACCTCCGATGCGCCGTGGGTGCGGCAGGTGCAAAACACGCAGCTGTCGGCGGTTCGTATTCGTTTCGGAGTGCCGGCGCTGCAAAAGAGCGATCCGACGGCCGGCGTGTTTGGCTATCGCGTGGAATACGCGATCGACTTGTCGGTTGACGGAGGCTCGTACGCGCAGGTGCTGTCGTCGGCATTTGATGGCAAAACGACGTCGCTTTACGAGCGCTCGCACCGCATCGAATTGCCTCGGGCCACGACCGGCTGGTTGGTGCGCGTGCGCCGCATCACGCCGAATGCGCACAGCTCGCTGATTGCCGACACGGTGAATGTCGAGGCGATCACGGAGGTGATCGACCGCAAGTTGCGGTATCCGATGACGGCGCTCGTCGGCATGACGTTCGATGCTCGATCGTTCTCGCAGGTTCCGGTGCGGTCGTACCACGTTCGCGGCCTGATCGTTCGGGTGCCGTCGAACTACGATCCCGAGACGCGCACGTACTCGGGGGCTTGGGACGGGACGTTCAAGCCGGCGTGGACGAACAACCCGGCGTGGATTTTCTACGACCTGCTCCTGAATGATCGCTACGGCCTCGGCAAGACAGTCGACGCATCGATGATCGACAAGTGGGGGCTGTACGAGATCGCACGCTACTGCGACGTCATGGTGTCGAATGGAAAGGGCGGCGTTGAGCCGCGCTTTACGTGCAACTGTGTGATTCAGTCCGCTGCCGACGCGTTCAAGGTGTTGCAGGACATCGCCGGCGTGTTCCGCGGCATTTCGTACTGGGGGCCGGGTGCGGTGATCGCTTCCGCGGACATGCCGTCCGATCCAGTCTACGTCTACACGGCGGCGAACGTAATCGACGGGGCGTTCCGCTACGTGGGCAGTGAGCGCAAGACGCGATACACGGTCGCGCTTGTCAGCTACAACGATCCGTCGAACCAGTACAAGCAGGCGGTCGAGTACGTGCCTGACGACGACGGCATCGCCCGGTACGGCGTCATCAAGACGCAGGTAACGGCGTTCGGTTGCACGTCGCAGGCACAGGCCCATCGGCTCGGGCGATGGCTTCTTCTGACGTCGCGCTACGAGTCGGGTACGGTCACGTTCAAGGTTGGGATGGACGGTGTGCTGGTCGGCCCGGGACAGGTGATCGCGATCGCTGATCCGCGAAAGGCTGGTCGCCGCATTGGCGGGCGCATTCGCGCGGCGGCCGGGAACGTTGTCACGCTCGACAAGGCGCCGACCGTGGCGCCCGGCGATCGCTTCACGGCAATCCTGCCGTCGGGCATTGCGCAGTACCGTGCGGTGAAGTCGGTCGATGGGGACGTGCTCACACTCGTCGATCGATTCGACGCTGACCCGGTGCCCGGTGCGGTGTGGATGCTGGAGAACGCGGAGGTCGCCGCGCAGCTCTATCGCGTCGTGAGCATCCAGGAAGGCGACGACGACGGACGCATCGAGTACACGATCACGGCGATGATGCACGAGCCGGGGAAGTACGCGGCGATCGACGATGGTGCACAGATTCAGCAGCGGCCTGTGACTGTCGTCCCGCCATCGGTGCAGGCACCGGCGACGAACGTGCGTATAACGACGTACTCGGCCATCGATCAGGGGATCTCCAAAACCACGATGGTGATCGCGTGGGACGCCGCGGATAACGCTGTGGCGTACCTGCCGGAATGGCGCAAGGACAACGGTGAGTGGATCAGTGTCCCGCGTACGGGCGGCCTGCAGGTCGAGGTGCCCGGGATCTATCAAGGGCGGTATGTGGCGCGCGTGCGCGCGCAGAACGTGATGGGCGTTACGTCGCTGCCGGCGATCAGCGCGGAAACGCAGCTGAACGGCAAAACGACGCCGCCGCCGGCGGTTGCGTCGCTTAAGGCCACCGGTGTCGTATTCGGGATCAATCTGGATTGGGCGTTCCCAGGCGACGGCACGGCCGGCGATACTCAGCGCACGGAGATCTGGTACAGCCGCACGCCGAGCCGCGACGATGCGATCAAGCTGTCGGACTACGCGTATCCGCAGGCTTCGACGTCGCTGCAAGGGCTCGCGGTCGGCCAGGTGTTTTATTTCTGGGCTCGGCTCGTCGACACGTCAGGAAACGTCGGGCCGTGGTATCCGGCGGCCGGACCGGGCGTGCAGGGGCAACCGACCACAGACGAGAACGCGTACGAAGATTATTTCCGGAATCAGATCGGGAAGAGCTCGCTCGGGCAGGATCTGCTTGAGCCGATCGAGTCGATTACCCCTCTCATGGCCGGTGATGCTGAAGAGTATGCCGGCGACGAAACGCAGTACGCGGGTGTCTGGTCGTTGCAGTCCGCGATCGCGGAAGGCGACATGGCCGTTGCCAAGAGCGTCGAGACGGTAGCGGCGCGTTTGCAGTCCGCGGCAGGGACGTTGACTGCGGCGGTGCAAACCGAAACGCAGGCGCGTGTCGATGCCGATAGCGCGATGGCGCAGCAAATTACGACGGTCCAGGCGAAGGCCAACGAAAATGCGGCCGCCGTGCAGACCATTGCGCAGTCATATGCGGACCTGAACGGGCGCGTCGCCGCTTCGTATCAGATCAAAACGCAGATTACGGCGGACGGCCACACGTATGTCGCAGGCATCGGAATCGGCGTCGACAACAACAACGGAATCGTCGAATCACAGGTACTGGTGTCGGTGCAGCGATTCGCGGTGGTCGACCCGAACAACGGCGGTTCGATGATCGTGCCGTTCGTTGTGCAGGGCGGTCAGGTGTTCATCCGTCAGGCGCTCATCGGTGCAGGCTGGATCACGAACGCGATGATCGGCAGCTACATCCAGTCCGACAACTACATCGCGGGCCGGCAGGGCTGGCGGCTCGATAAGAGCGGCTGGTTCGAGATCAACGCTTCAAACGGCAGCGGAAATCGACTGGTGCTCGATGGTAGCAGTGTGCGCGTCTATGACGGAAATGGCGTGCTTCGCGTGCGCATGGGGATGTGGTGATGACGGCAGGGCTTCAAATTTTCGATGGCGCAGGCCGACCGATTCTGGATGCGCAGTCGCGCGCGGGGCGGGTCGCGGGGATCGTGCACACGGGCGGCAATGACGGCAGCGTTGCGGTCGATATGTCCGGCGGGGAGCCGTTTTGGGCGTTTATGCCGGATCAAATTTTTTATCGCGTATCGGGCGCCGAACCGTCACCGGTTGTATCCATCAGCGCGGGCGGTATCAGCTGGTCGTACAGCGCGAACACTAGTGGCTCGAACGCCTATGTCCGCGTTCCGGGTTGGATCGTTTTTGGGGTGTATTGATGCCGGCGGGATTTCAGGCGTTCACCGATACCGGGCTGTATCAGATAGATGGCTCGACACCGAACTATCAAATGGTGCAGGCGATGGCGGCTGCCTCGACGGCCGGCGTGCTTCAGCTGGCTCTCAACGATGCCGGGAAGCCGTTCTATACGACGCTGGCGAACGTCGCGTTCACGTTCAATTCTGCTGCCGGGCCGATGTATGGCGTGTATGCGTCGGACGGTGTTGGCATCACCGTATGGCGCACGTTGCGAAGCGGCAATACATATACGCTCACGTTCATCACCGAAAGTCCGTGTACGGTCTACTTCTTTCTGTTCGATCGCGTTCCGCCGGTGGCCGGAAGTTTCGGCCTACAGGTTTTTAGCGAGCATGCCGAATTGATTGCCGATTCGTCGAGGCCATTTCTCCGCGTGCTCGATGTGATCTACGACGAGTATCTGCCGGGGACGGGGTGGGATACGTTAGGCGCACCGGGTGCTCCGTGGCAGTCGCGCAGTTACGGCGTCCCGGTCATCGTGTCGGCGATTTATCCGGTGCGTCAAGCGTGGAGCTATGACCCTGCAGGCATCGAACTTAGCTCGATTCGCGTGAGTGGAAACACGGTTTCGTGGGGCACAACAATGTACGGAGGGGGGCGGAAACCGAACTGGTCTGGGTTTCGAGAGCAGTGGCACTCGCGCTTCATGGTGCTGGATGCGACGGGGATTGTGTGATGGGCCGCCAACTTGGCGGCCTTTCTTTTTACGGGGCAGGAAACGGGGAGCGGTAATGCAAGAGCACGAAAAGACGATTCTGGAGTTGATCCTCATGGGTGGACTGATTGGCATTGCGAAAGTGTTGGTTGGTAGCGAGCAGTTGACGTTCCGGCTTGTGGCCGGGCGCGCCGTGCTCGGTTCAGCGACGTCGATGGTCGCGGGTCTGGCGCTGCTGCAGATTCCGGATCTGCCGCCAATCGCACTGCTCGGCCTCGGTAGTGCGCTGGGCATCGTCGGGTCGCAGTACCTCGAAGTGCTGCTGCGCCGGAACGCAAAACGAATGTTTGGGGAAAAGTGAATATGACCAATCTGACAGCACATTTCACGCTCGAGGAGCTGACCACGAGCGATACGGCGCGCCGGCGCGGCATCGATAACACACCGTCGGCTGCCGTCACTTCGAACCTGCGCAGGACGGCCGAAACGCTCGAGCGCGTGCGGGATGTGCTTGGCGGGCGGCCCGTGATCATCACCTCGGGCTATCGCGCCGCGCCACTCAATCGCGCGGTCGGCGGCGTTCCGAGCAGCGCGCATCTGTCGGGCTTGGCTGCCGATTTCATCTGTCCGAAATTCGGCGCACCGCTCGACATCTGCAGGGCGATCAGCGCGTCGCCGATCGAATTCGACCAGTTGATCCAGGAGGGCACGTGGGTGCATATCGGCCTCGCGCCGATCGGGACGAAACCGCGGCGACAGGTGCTGACGGCATCGTTCGGCGCGACGAGCGCGACGTATTCGGAGGGGCTATGACCTGGTTCGATCCGCGGGTTTGGCTCGCGATCGTCGCGGCGGTGGTCATCGGTTCCGCGGCGGGATACTTCAAGGGCCATCGCGACGCCGACCAGTCGCGCACCGTAGAAACTCAGGCGCAGCGAATCCGCGAACTCGTCGGCGAGCGCGACGAAAGCGACCGTATCGCGCGTCAACAACAGGGGAATGCTGAAAATGCTGCGAAACAACGTGAACAGGCTCGCGCTGCTGCTGACGCTGCCGATGCTGCTGCTAACAGCCTGCGCAAGCAGGTCGTCGAGCTTGTCGCGCGAGCGCGCGATGCCGCCGCTTCGTCCGGAAGCGCGGCAGCCGGCGGCGCCCTCGATCTGCTTGCCGACATGTTCGGCCGGACTGACGAGGCTGCGGGAGAGTTCGCGCGAATCGCTGACGAGCGGGGTATTGCCGGGCGGCAATGCGAAAGCGACTACGACGCCCTGACGGGCGCGGTGCCGCACTAGAAACAGGGCGGCCGAGTGGCGTGCGGGAACACGTCGCTCGGCCGCTTTTCCACTGTCCGAGCCAGTGAATCGGCCAAGGCCCTGCTTACCTACGTAGGCGGGCCGGATTCTACACCAAGTTTAAGAACGGCTTTCACAATGGCAAATCCGATTATTCCGTGGATCGGCGGTAAGCGCCGCCTTGCAGACCATCTCATCCCGCGCTTTCCGGCGCACGACTGTTACGTCGAAGTGTTCGCTGGCGGGGCGGCTCTGTATTTCATGCGCCCACCGGCAAAGGTCGAGGTGATCAATGACATCAACGGCGAGCTGGTGAATCTGTATCGCGTCGTGCAGCACCATCTCGAGGAGTTCGTGCGGCAGTTCAAATGGGCACTCACCAGCCGGCAGGTGTTCGAGTGGATGAAGCTGACGACGCCGGAAACGCTCACGGACATCCAGCGTGCGGCGCGGTTCTACTACCTGCAGAAAAACTGCTTTGGCGGGATTGTGCACGGGCAGACGTTTGGCACGGCTACCACTGCGCCGCCGGGTCTGAATTTGCTGCGAATCGAGGAAGAGTTATCCGCAGCGCACCTGCGCCTCGCTAGCGCATACATCGAGCGTCTGGACTGGGCGGATTGCATGGATCGCTATGACCGGCCGCACACGTTGTTTTATCTCGATCCGCCGTATTTCGAAACGCGCGGCTACGGCGTCGATTTCCCATTCGCAGAGTACGAGCGGATCGCGGAGAGGCTCCGATGCATCAAAGGGCGAGCTATCGTAAGCCTGAACGACCATGAGGAAATCCGTCGCGTATTCGATGGATTTCACATCGAGACGGTTCCGCTGCAGTACACAGTGGCCGGCTCGCATAGAAGCGTCGAACGGAACGAGCTAATCATCTTCAGTTGGGATGATGCGGCCGAGCCCGCTGGCCTGTTTTAAATCTGGCCCGCGCTTGCCGCGGGCTTTCTATTTCGCGGATATGTAATAGATATGTAAAATCGAGGATCCGGGGATATAACAATTTCTGACCTGAGAACCACAATGAGAATAACTCTGATTGCTGCAGTCTTGACCGGGCTTGCTCTATCGGCCTGTGGAGGTGGTGACAGCTCGTCGACGTCGGCCTCGGCCGGCCCGGCGATTCGGCTTAAGTATTCGGGCGTGCCGTTGGTCGCGACGCAGCGCGCCCGAGCGATGGCGGCCGCCGTAGACTCGTCGAGCGCCGCATCAGCAGCGGTCGCAACTGGCGATGTCCAACCGACCATCACGGCGTTGCAGGACGCGCTTAAGGCGCGTGGGGCAGACATCGCGGTTTATCCTGGCATCGTCAATGGCTCGACGCTGCATGACGTCGTGATGAGCGAAAATGGTGGTGTCGGGCCGACTCTTGCCGAGATCGCAAACTCGAAAACCAATATCAGCGAGTGGGCGCTCGTGTACTTCGAGCTCGACAATATGTCGGGCTATATCGATTCGGCAGAGCGGCGCGCCGCGGTGGAACAGTTCAAGCGTGACCTGCAGGTGTATGGCGCGCGTGAATATCTCAAAGGGCGAGTGATCTTCGCTGCCCGCCCGGTCGTATCGTGCGCCGGAGTCAAGGAGGTCAGGACCATCGACGACAACGGCTATGCCGTCGTGACTTCGTACTGGCCCGCGTCGCAGGCGCTGTATGAAGCGATCGATGGCGCCGCTGTCGATGGCGTTGTGACGCCGATCGGCGGAATTGCGAAGCCTGACGCTCCGCACATGGGCGCTGACTGCAATACCCCGGATCAAGCTGTGCGTGACGCACATCTTGCCAGCATCGCTGACCCGCTTGTCGAGCGCTACAAAGTCGCTTTGGATACGATCAACAAGTGCAAGTACAACCCGGAATCCATCCCGGAGGACGGTCGTTCTGCACAGTGCTGGGGTATTGAGCCCGAAAAGAAGTAGCTACACGTCGCGGGATTCGGAGGCTACCTTGACGCTCGCGCTTAGGAGCCTCCGAAGTGCGATCACTTCCAACACCATTCGGCGTATATCTGCACCGTCGACCTGCTCCGGGTTTTTCCACCAGCACCGCAATGTGCCAGTAGACGGCGAGGCAAATTCCGGAAGTGGGTCGTCGCGCCTAGGATCAGACGCATGCAAGAGGGCTTGCTCGCTAGCCTTTGGCTGCAAATGCCTATCCCTCCGCGTCTCATCTAGACGCCGCGTTCCCTCCTTTCCGTAGCCGTGCCAGCGTTCGGCTTCCTCATCCGTCATCCAAAATTTGCAGTCGATAGCACCGTAGTACAGGTCCACGTACTCCCAGCGGTACTCCCAGAGCGGTTCCACGATTCACCTCAAAATACTGTATGGATGTACAGTATAACCCGCGCTAAGATGGTGCGGTCAATGCGAGCAAATTGGGGACGGCGATGTGCACGAACTACGTCGCGCCGGGCGAGGATCCGGGCCTGAGCGAACTCAAGATCGACAGTTTTCGGGACCTGTACCGCTGGACGCCGTGGAAGCCCGAGATCTACCAGGATTACGACGCGCCGATCGTCGGCTACGTCGACGGGCAGTTCAAACCGTTGATCGCCGGATTCGGCTTCTGGCCGCGCGCGCTGCAGAAGGCGAACATCGAGAAGGCGAAGGAGCAGGGACGCAAGCCGCCGCTCATGCGCAGCACGATGAATGTGCGGGACGATAACCTCGGCAAGTCGCCGCTGTACGCGCCGGCGTGGCGCGCCGGTCGGCGCTGCCTGATTCCGGCAAAATGGATATACGAGCCAAATTGGGAAACGGGGAAACATATCCGGTACCGGATCGGCCTGGCCCGCTGGCGGCCGCTGTGTGTCGCCGGCATCTGGCGCACGCTGCAGCACCCGGGTGGCACCGAGCAGCACACTATGGCGATGATCACGGTGAATGGTGATGAGCATCCAATCATGAAGCATATGCACCGGCCCGGCGATGAAAAACGGTCGGTCGTGATCCTGCGGCCGGCCGACTGGGAAGAGTGGCTGACGACGTCGAACCTTGAGGCAGCGCGCGCTATGTTGCAGCTTTATCCGGACGACGAGATAGTCGCTGAGCCGGCACCGTAAGGGACGGGCAGCCGAATTATTGTGGTGAGACATCGAGCATTATTGCGGACGCGCAAGATTATTCGCTATTCATTGAGGTGAAAAAAGAATGGGATTTCGAAGCTCTCCATTTCTATCGTTTTGAATTTCTTTCCTTCCTTGTGTCTTGCATAGCTTCGTTTTTTATCGGACAGGCGGCTGGCCTGGACGAATCCACCAAGCGCTTGAGTTGTCAGCTGAGAGAGTGCCAGTGCAAGCGGGCCTATCTCGTCCGCCATTTTTGAAATGCCGTTACTGACGTCGGTATCGTCCACTTCAAGTGAGAATGCAGCGAACGCCGCGACATCTGCTGTTCTAAACAATAGCTCGTGCTTATTGCTTCCAACAATTATTTCGAAATTGTTCTGGCTGGTGTAGTCGATTGCATCTGTCCATTCGTCAATTTTTGGATAGTGCATCGCATGTCGATTGCGAGCACGATGTAACCACTTGCTTTGATTAAATGCGGTTGTGAATTCTTTGCTCAGAGACGCAACGCTTTTTTCGGTTTCGAATGGTATGCACCATTTGGAAATAAATTCCTGAACTTGTTTTTGATAGATTTTTTCTTTGGCTTCGTAAATTTTTCCACAAAGCAGGCGTGCAATCTGGTGCATCATCTGGAAAGATCCTGCGCGTTCGATGCTTGTTTGCTCCTTCTTTGGTATGGTGTGCGTTAATATTCGCATAAGCGTAGTAATTTCATTATGTATGTGTGCTAGCAACGTCAGACTGTAAATTTCTTGTTCGCTCAGTAAATTGATAAAGTCGCGATGAATATCGATGCGCTGCGGCTGAACGGCGTATGATTTTGTCATGAACTAAAGTAATTTATTGATTCGGAGAATTTGGCGTCAATTTCTTCAGCGGCGCGCCATTCACCCGTTTTCCGGTCAACGTTCAGCAGTCGCGTAGTGCCTCGCTTTGCGACGAGGACTACACCAATGCCGCCATCGTCGTCGTCCGGTCGGAATCCCGATTGAAAGATGACAATTTTTGAGAATGTGTCTGCGACGAGTTGGCGGGCCAGCATCCGAGCATCATAGTCGAGCTGCTCGACGCCGTTCACTAATTCCCGCCAAGCTTCCGCTGCGGCCGGAGCGACATTCGAAGCTGATGCCGTGAGCTGATGCTCGAACGAGTCGACGGTCCGGCGCTCGCTCGTAAGCTGACTTTCGAGCTCGCGTACGCGACGCAACACGGCGGCCGGCGCCTCGCCGTCATCGAATAGCAATGCGTCAGTGACGCGCTGGACTTGAGCTTCGAGCTCTGCGACCCGTTGGCGCGCGCTTGCCAATTCTGCACGGAACGACACACTTCCAGGGTTGCCTTCTATCAGGCGCGTCAGATTTATCTGATCCGAGCAATAGAGCATCAGGGCACGTTCGACCGGAACGACGCTGCAGCTTCTGCTAACTTTGCATCCGGCGCCTTGGCTGTAGGTGACGCAGTGCAGTCTGCGGTGGCCCGGAGCGGGGCGCCCGTCCGCCATACGCCGGCGCCCCATGAGGTTCTGCGCGACGATTGCGGCGCCGCAGTATCCGCAGTAGGTGATGCCCAGGCCCGTGATGACGCCGGGAATTTCGCCCTTGCCCTTGCGGCGACCGCGCTGCTCGGCCAAGTACCTCAGATCCGCGAATTCGGCAGCCGTGATCAGAGCCGGATAGTACCCCTCGAGCCGGAACGTTTCCCCATCCACTTCGACGGACTTTTCGCCGATCAGCATCCGGTTTGCCAGTAGCCGGTAGATATGGCTTGACGCCGAACGGCCGCTGTCCGTTATCTTGAGCCCGCGGTCGGCGAGTTCGCGCACGATCCGGACCGCACCGTGACCCTGCTTGAACATTTCGATGACGAGGCGTACCGCGGCTGCCCGGTCTTCGGCTAGTTCGAACCCGTCGGCCTCCATTTCCCTCACCCAATGCGGATCCTTTCCGACGCGGATCGGTGCGCGCCACGTGCCTGCGATCCAACCTTGGCACTGCCGCCGGATCGCTGCCTTCACGCGCTTACTCTTCGTGTCTGATTCCTCGTGCGCTCGGATCATCACCAGCAAGCTGTATACGAGATCCATCGGCTGCGTCTTGAGGCGCTCGCGGTTGTACTCGCGTCCGTCGCTGGCCGTCACGACGGTGATGCCGGCGTTCACGATTTGGGCGAGCTGCGCCTGCGCCTGCAGTGGCTCAGCGCGGCTCAAGCGATCCAGACCCTCAACGATCAGCACAGAGCCGGCCGGCACTTGACTATCTTCGACTGCCCGCAGGAACACCCCCAGAGCGCCTTGTCGCACATGGCGCTGATGGTAGGCAGATAGTCCTTCGTCCCGTAGTGATAGGGACGCATCCAGCTCCATCGCGTTGTCGGCAGCCCAGCGGGCGGCGTACTCGAGCTGCCGGTCGACGCTACCGCCGGCCGCTTGTTTTGGGTCACTGAATCGTAAATAGCTGTAAACTCTCGCTTTTGCTGCCAC